TTTGACTAAATCCCAACCATTTCCATATATCATCCAAATCGATAACATAATCATTTAGTTTATCGTATTTTAAATAACAATAAAAACTTGATAAAAATAATTGTTGTTGGTAATTTGTAAATTTACTTTGTAGTTTTTCAATCAATCTTGATTGATATTTTGTTGTATTGAATTTTGAGATTGGATTGTTTTCAATCAAACCGACAATATCGATACTTGTTGTATTCTCCATTTTATTATAATGTTTTTATTCTTTATATTGGAAAAATAAATTTCAATTTTTTCAACAATAGTCGGATACCTCTTTACGAAAACTCCGAACCTAAAACAGCTTAAAGAAATAATAATATATATTGATTAGATATATAATTTTATGGTTATATACATTTAGACATTTAAATATTTAGAAAAACTATATTTTATTTGAAAATCATTATAATGATTCAATATTTTATAACACTATTTAGCTCTCAAAAATAACCCTTCCGTTTCCAAAAAACAGTTTAAAAAATTGTTTTATTTAGGAGATTAATATTTCCGAAATTCAATTAAAATCGAATTAAATGCGTTTCATGAAAAATTTTTTTCTTTGTTAGATTTAATAATGTCAGGTGGTCTGATGCAACTCGTAGCCTATGGCGCTCAAGATATTTATCTCACTGGAAACCCCCAAATCACTTTCTTCAAGGTTGTTTACCGTCGTCACACTAACTTCTCTATGGAGTCTATTGAGCAGGTCTTTAACGGAACAGCCGACTTCGGCAAGAGAGTGACTTGCACCATTTCCCGCAATGGTGATCTTATTCATCGTGTTTACCTTCAAGTCACTCTTCCCCTTGTTGAGTGCCCTGTTGTTACTAACCAGCAGTCCGATGTTTATGATCGCAACTATTGCTTCCGATGGGTCAACTACGTTGGCCACATTCTCATCCGCAACGTTGAGGTTGAAATCGGTGGACAGCGCATTAATTGTCGGTGCTGAAAAACACGAGGGTTTAGATTTTAAGACGAAAAATTTAAACATAAAAGCCTTTAGTAATCGTCTTCCTGACTATTTGTCCATAGTCATAAAAAGGATTTACACGTGTTAGTGTAGTTATTATTTAATTGTAATAATTATGCGACACTATCAAATTGCGGGAACCCCCTAAAACTGTAATTTAAAAAATGATAAAATGATTTAAAAAAAATTTAATATAACTTAATAAAATAACAATGAAGATATGTCGAATATGTAATAAAGAAAAAAGTTTTGATGAATTTCATACAAGAAAACTTAAAAATAATATTGGATATAGAAATGAATGTAAAGAATGTAGATGTTTAATTGAAAAAAAAAGAAGAAATTCTAACATAGATGAATATAAAAAAAAAGATAAAGAATATTATCAGAAAAATAAAGAAAAACATAATAATAAATCGAAAGATTATCGTATAAAATATAGAGAACAAATAATTATACAAAAAAAAAATTATTATGAAAAAAATAAAAATAAAATAAAATTATATCATCAACAAAATAAAAATAATCGTAATTTAAGAATTCGACTTTTAAGAAAAACATCAAGAGTGTTTGCTATAAAAGAATCGATACGTTCAAGAATTCACGAATTATTTAAAAATAAAAAAACATCAACTTCTTTGTTAATTGGAACAAATAATAATAATCTTAAAAAATGGATAGAAATACAATTTGATGAAAAAATGAATTGGAATAATTATAATGATTACTGGGTAATCGATCATGTTATTCCGTTATCATTTTTCAACATCATTAATGAAAATGAAAAATTAATGTGCACAAATTGGATAAATTTACGACCATATGAAAAAAAAGAAAACATGAAAAAATCTAATAAAATAATTATTAGTGAAATATTAAATCATATTAAATTATTAAAACAAATATCATTATTAAATGAAGGATACCAAACATATTATGAAAATAGTATGTGGCAGAGACTAGAACTCTGGTATGGTAAAAATTCCACAGATGAAGAAAATTTTAAAGATTTTCTGAAATGGGCAATCCGCAGCCAAGCTCCTAACTTATTATAATAAAATGGAGACGGTTCAACGACTAAATGATAGTGGGTCTTTAAATATTTAAAGGCTTAAGATATAGTCTAATCCTTTGGGAAACCAAAGGTACATAAAAACAAGCCAATCATATATGCGACAAACAATATGGTGATTGGCTTAACATCTGGAACGAGCTCTCTCAGGAGCCCGGCCATCAGGTAGGATATGACAATATGGTTGGAAACACCTTCGCTCTTACTGGTACCGCCCTTGCTAAGGCCGAAGCCACTACTCTCTATGTTCCCTTCCAGTTCTGGTTCTGCCGCAACCCCGGTCTTGCATTGCCATTGATCGCTTTGCAATATCACGAGGTAAAGATCATTCTCGAGTTCCGCCAGAAGAACGAGTGCTACGTAACTGCTGACCAGCTCGGCAACTGCGGTGTCTCCCTTGATTCCCAGAATAACCTCTTCTGCGTCCCTTCTCTCGAAGCAGCGTCGCTTTACATTGACTACATCTACCTCGACACTGACGAGCGTAGACGTTTTGCTCAGGTCTCCCATGAGTATCTTATTGAGCAACTCCAATTCACAGGAGATGAGTCAATTACCAGCCAGAATGTCAAGGTCAAATTGAACTTTAACCACCCCGTCAAGGAATTGATCTGGGTCGTTCAGAGAGACTCCGTCATTCAGCTCGGTATGAACCAGTGGAACAACTACACTGATGACTTTGACAACGATACCTTCGGTGTTATCGGCTCCAACGGTCTCCTTGACCCTCAGGCCGCCCTTCGTACCAATGTCGAGTCCGGTTATTCCGCTCTTTCATTCCCCTCAGTCTACAACCAGACCTATGGTTCCCCAGACCCTCTTGGCCCCCAGCCTGGAAAGTCCCAGAGTACCCCAGAGGTCGCTTGGGCTTACCTTCCCCCTGGTGGCGGTGCTGGAACCAACAACAACGCCCCCGTCAACTTTTCCGATTACAACGAGGCTGCCGGAGGTGCTGACCACGCCGGTCTTGCTCCCCAGCGCGCCGGCCGAAACCCAGTCGTCCGTGCTAAGCTCCAGCTTAACGGCCACGATCGTTTCTCCGAGCGTCTTGGTTCTTACTTCAATCTTGTTCAGCCTTACCAGCACCACACCAACATTCCTGCTACGGGAATCAACGTGTATTCCTTTTCGCTACAGCCCGAACAGCATCAGCCCTCAGGCACTTGTAACTTTTCGCGAATTGACAACGCGACTCTTCAACTTCAAGTCACTCCCAAGACTTCGATTTCATCTAAAATCCGTGTTTATGCGACTAACTACAACGTTCTTCGTATAATGAGCGGGATGGGGGGTCTGGCGTACTCAAATTAAAGGAATTTCCTTACTATTTATGCGACTTTTGTTGTAAAAAATATTTTCAATTTTAGAAAAATTGAAAATAAAAAATTTAAACAACACAGAGACTAATCACAAAACTAAAATGAATCATATCATCGAAGACAATATACAAAAATTCAATAAATACATTGAAACTCCACCTCATCCATCATACATTTCTGGTTTTATTGATGGAGATGGTTCAATAAGTATTATGAAAATAAAAGATGGTTATAATCCAAGAGTTTCAATTGCGCAATCAAGAACGAATGTTCTACTAATAATTTGTCATCATTTTGGTGGTTTTATTCAACAAAATAAAACAGAATCCAAAGCAACTCGGGCTCAATATACATATATAAATCGCGGGAAAACATTATCAACATTTGTCGATTATATAAAAGACCAAATTCTAATTAAAAAAACACAGATTTATTCTTTATCAGAATTCATGGAATATTATAAGAGACATAATAAGTCTGATATAAAAGAAAAATTATGTCAAACTGTAATATCAGCAAATAAAATAAAAATTCCATTAGAAATAAATTCATCTCAATTAAATGATTATTATTTAGCTGGTTTTTTTGATGCGGAAGGTTGTATTATGATTAGAAAAACTAAGAACGGAGACATAACAAAAGGAATATCAATAAAAATTACACAAAAAAATAATCCATCAATGTTATTAGCAATTCAACAATATTTAGGTTATGGAAAGATTGTAAATTATTATTGGATATTATATAGTAATACAAATAATAGCTGTAGTGATTTTATTTCAAGAATAATCAATTATTCTATTGTAAAATATAATCAATTAGTTGAATTACAAAAATATTTAGAAACTATAATAATAAACAAACGAACCCATGATAACGAAATCTTGAATAAAAGAAATCAGATTTATGAAACAATACAGATTGAAAAACATGAAAGTGAAAATATAGATGAAACTAATATAGTTCATTACAATAATCACGTAAAAATTAAGAAATAAAATAATACAAAAACATTGCCTGATTAGTCAAGAAAGATTTTATAATTCATCGAATTATTTATTTTATTCATCGAAAAATAAAAAAATTGAAATTTATTTTTCCAATCTTGAATATAAACAAAACTAAATATTATAATAAAATGGAGAATACGACAAGTATCGATATCGTTGGTTTGATTGAAAACAATCCAATCCAAATTTACAACTTACGAACAACAACTATTTTTATCAAGCTTTTACTGCTATCTAAAATACGATAAAATAAACGATTATGTTATCGATTTGGATAATGTGTGGAAATGGTTGGGGTTTTCAACCAAAGGTCATTCAAAATATTTATTAGAGAAACAATTTATCGTTGATAAAGATTATAAAATCTTGCTTACGAAGCTTCGTAAGCAAGATTTTATGACAAACAATGACGAAGATGAAATTGTTCCACATCCGAAGAAAGAATCAAAATCATCACACGGTGGTAATAATAATGAAGTTATCATGATGAATATTAAAACATTCAAAAAGTTTTGTTTAAAAGCCAGAACTAAAAAAGCAGATGAAATCCATGATTATTTTATCAAATTGGAAGAATCTCTTCACGAAATACTTGAAGAAGAAACAATTGAATTGAAAACTCAATTGCTACAAATTGAAGATAAAAATACAAAGGATTATGAAGTTAAATTCAAAAAAGAACGAGAACTTGATAAAGAAAAACTACTATTACAAAAGTTTGCTTCAATCGGTTCAATTGTATATATCATCCGTGTTAAAACATTAGAACATGGAAATTATATTGTTAAAATTGGAGAAAGTCGCATTGGAATCAAAAATAGATACGCCGAGCACAAACATAAATACGAAGAATGCGTATCACTCGATTGTTTTTCTGTAAATCGCAGTAGCGATTTTGAGTCTTTTATTCACAACCATGAAAATATAAGATTAAACAAAATTACTGATTTGAAAAATCACGAAA